GACCTCAACGACGACCGATACACCCTGTACGAGAGCCATGTGGACCTTGTGATCAGGGGCGACGAGCACACAGAGTGCGATGAGGACGGCCAGCCGCTGGGGATCACGTTGCCGTACGTGATGACGATACTAAAAGGCAGCAACGATGTGCTTGCCATCCGCAGAAATTGGTTGCCGGACGACACGCTGCACCTGAAAAGGCAGCACTTTGTGCACTACCAGTACATTCCGGGCTTCGGGGCGTACGGGTTCGGGCTGTTTCACCTGATCGGGGGCTACGCCAAGAGCGCAACGAGCATCATGCGCCAGTTGGTGGACGCTGGCACGCTGTCGAACCTGCCCGGGGGCCTTAAAACCAGGGGTCTGCGGATCAAAGGGGACGACACACCCATCGCTCCGGGCGAGTTCAGGGACGTAGACATCTCCTCGGGGGCGCTGCGGGACAACATCTTGCCCCTGCCGTACAAAGAGCCGAGCGCCGTGCTGGCCGCGCTCATGGACAAGATTGTCGAGGAGGGCCGCAGGTTCGCTGCAACGGCGGACATGAAGGTCTCCGACATGTCGGCGCAGGCTCCGGTGGGCACAACGCTGGCTCTGCTGGAGCGCCAGCTAAAAGTGATGACGGCTGTCTCTGCGCGGCTGCACTTTTCGTTCAAGCAGGAGCTCAAGCTCCTGGCCGGGCTCATCCGCGACTACACGGACGACGACTACGACTACGACCCGGTCGATGCACCACGTAAAGCCAAGAAGTCGGACTACAGCCACGTTGAGATCATCCCCGTTAGCGACCCCAACGCGGCCACCATGAGCCAGCGGGTCGTCCAGTACCAGGCCGTCATCCAGATGGCGCAGATGGCACCGGACATTTACGACCTGCCCAAGCTGCACAGGGGCATGCTGGAGGTGCTGGGCATCAAGAACGCAGCCGAGCTCGTGCCGCTGCCTGACGACCAGAAGCCCAAGGACCCCGTCTCGGAGAACATGGCTGCGCTCAAGGGCGAGCCGCTCAAGGCGTTCCAGTATCAGGACCATCAGGCCCACATTCAGGTGCACATGTCTGCCATGCAGGACCCCATCGTCATGCAGCTTGTAGGACAAAACCCCCGAGCGCCGCAGATTCAGGCTGCCATGATGGCCCACATAGCTGAGCACGTTGGGTTCGCGTACAGGCAGAAGATCGAGCAGCAGCTTGGCATGCCGCTGCCGCCCGAGGACGAGAAACTGCCGCCAGAGATCGAGCTGCAGCTCTCGGCCATGATGGCCCAAGCGGCCCAGCAGGTGCTCCAGCAGAGCCAAGCGCAGGCGGCCCAGCAGCAAGCGCAGGAGCAGGCCCAGGACCCGGTCCTTCAGATGCAGCAGCAAGAGTTGCAGCTTCGCGCTCAGGACCTGCAGATCAAAGCGCAGAAGGTGCAGGTTGACGCTGCTGCCCGGGCTGACGAGATCAGACTCAAGGAGAAGCAGATTGCAGTCGATGCGGCGTTCAAGGCCGACAAGCTCGCTGCGGACCAGCAACGTGACGGTGTTCGTATGGGCATCGACATCGCCAAGAGCCGTCAACAGATGGCGCGTCCTCAACCAACTAAGGGTAAACCCTCACCTAAATGATCCAAGATTTCGCACGCGTGTTGCGCGAACAAATACGCACCGACATGAACAACTACGCCGATGACTTGGCAGGCGGAGCATGTCGCACTTTTGACGAATACCAAAAACTCTGCGGTGTGATTCAGGGTCTTGCTCTCGCAGAGCGTCATCTCCTCGACCTTGCAAAGAAAGTTGAAGAAGCCAATGAGTGAAATTCTCTTGCCCCCAGGCATCAGCCTGCCACCAACCATCCAGCCAATTGAAAAGCCCAAGGATGACACGCCGCCTGAAGAAAAAGCGACGAGTTTGCCCAGGCCGACAGGTTGGAAATTACTCTGCATCGTGCCAGACGTTTCAGAAAAACTCGACGGCACAGACTTGGACTTGGTCAAACCAACGTCCATTTTGAAACAAGAAGAACACGCCACCACGGTGTTGTTCGTCTTGGAAGTTGGCCCCGACGCATACAAAGACCAAGCCAAGTTTCCCACTGGCGCTTGGTGCAAAAAGGGCGATTTCATCTTGGTACGTACGTATTCCGGTACGCGGTTCAAGATTTTTGGCAAGGAGTTTCGTCTGATCAACGACGATCAGGTGGACGCAGTGGTGCAAGACCCGCGTGGCATTACACGCGCATAAGGAGTACTCATGGCAAACGATTTTAAGTTTCCAGACGAGATGGAAAACAACGAGCCCGATGTTGAGATTAAAAACGCGGGCGACAACGAGGTCGAGATTGAGATCGTGGACGATACCCCCGAGCGTGACCGGGGACGTAAACCACTGGATCGAGAGGTAAAAGACCCGACCGACGAGGAGCTGGACAGCTACACCGAGGGCGTCAAAAAGCGCCTTAAAGAGCTGACCCACGCACGCCACGACGAGCGCCGGGCCAAGGAAGCCCTGGCTCGGGAGAAAGCTGAGCTGGAGCGGCTGGCCCAGGCAATGGTTGACGAGAATAACCGGCTCAAGCAGTATGTGCAGTCTGGCACCGAGCAATATATGACGATGGCCAATCAGGCGGCGGAAGCCAAGCTTGAGAAAGCCCGTCGAGACCTCAAGGCAGCGCAGGAGGCGTTTGATACCGACGCCATTATTGCCGCCCAGGAAGCACTGGCCGAGGCCAAGTGGGAGTCGCAAAGTGCAAAAAATATGCGTGCACCCACTTTACAACAGCCTCAAGAAGATGTACAAATCCAACAACCGCAACCCCAACAGGTTCGGGCCGACGAAAAGACACTGCGCTGGCAGGCAAAAAACCAGTGGTTCGGCGCGGACGGGTTTGAGGAAATTACCAGCTACGCACTAGGGCTGCATAAAAAACTAGTTGCCAACGGGTACGACCCGCGAAGTGATGATTATTTCGAGCAGATAGACGCTCGCGTACATTCCAAATTCCCAGAGCTTTTTGGGGAAGCGGAAGAAAAGCCACGGTCGCAAGTTTCCCAGGCGGCACCGGCTAAAAAACCTACATCTGTTGTGGCCCCTGCCAGTCGTTCGACCGGCAGGAAAAAGGTTGAACTCACACCGTCGCAAGCCGCGTTGGTGAAAAAATTTAATCTGGACCCGCAAAAGTATGCACAGGAAGTTTTGAAACTGGAGTCACAAAATGGTTGAAACACAAGATCGCAATCCTCGTGAATTGAAGTCACGCGAAAAATCTGCTCGTGCAGTGTATGTACCGCCGAGCAACCTGCCTGATCCGACACCTGAGCCGGGCTGGGTGTACCACTGGGTTGGTACGCACATCTTGGGACAGGCCAATCCTACCAACGTGTCCCAAAAGATGCGTGAGGGCTGGGAGCCGGTGAAAGCAACGGACCATCCGGAACTGATGCTCTTGGGTAACGAAAAGACAGGCAACGTGGAGATTGGTGGGCTCATGCTCTGCAAGATGCCATCCGAACGCTTCCGCGCCCGTCAGGAGTACTACAACAAGCAAGCTCAGGGCCAGATGGACTCAGTGGACAACCACTTTTTGAGAAACAATGACCCGCGTATGCCGCTGTTTTCGGACAAAAAATCGTCCACGACACGGGGTGCCGGGTTTGGTTCTGGTTCAAAGTAATAAGGAGTTTTCATGTCTGCTGTACAAGCACCTTACGGCCTGCGGGCCGTCAATGAGCTGGGGGGTCTGCCGTACGCCGGTAGCACCCGTCAGTTTCCGATCAGCTCGGCGTCTGCCAACATCTACAACGGTTCCGTTGTGGCTGTCGGCACTAACGGCTTGCTGACTTTGGTCACCAACGTCGGTTCGGCGCTGGACCTGTTCCCTGCTGGTGTCGTCGGCGTTTTCGTCGGCTGCACTTATGTGAACGCTCAAGGTCAGGTGATCTACGCCCAGTACTTCCCCACTGGCACCACTGGCGCTACTGCATACGTCATCGACGATGACCGTGCTGTGTTCCAAGTGCAAGCCAACGGCCAACTGACTCAGGCTGCTCTGGGTGCCAACGCCGTGTTCGCTGCCGCTCAAACCGGCTCGACCTCGACTGGCAACTCGACGACCGCAATCAGCACCACCGTGGCCGCCACTGCCACCCATCCGTTCAAGATTGTTGGCTTTGTCGAGAGCACCACCTCTACCGTGGGCGACGCCTACACCGATGTGCTGGTGAAGTTCAACATGGGCTCTCATGCCTACAACACCGCTCTTGGCGTTGCGTAATAAGGAGTAACTCAAAATGGCAATTTCACGCGCACAACTGCTCAAAGAGCTGCTCCCAGGTCTGAACGCCCTGTTTGGCATGGAGTACGCTCGCTACGGCGAAGAGCACAAGGAAATCTACGAGACCGAGAAATCGGAGCGTAGCTTTGAGGAAGAAACCAAGCTGGCTGGCTTTGCTGCTGCGCCTGTCAAGAACGAGGGCTCTGCCATCGCTTACGACAATGCACAGGAAGCATTTACCGCTCGCTACAACCACGAGACCATTGCTCTGGGTTTCTCGATCACCGAAGAGGCGATTGAGGACAACCTGTACGACAGCCTGTCTGCTCGTTACACCAAAGCTCTGGCCCGTGCGATGGCCTACACCAAGCAGGTTAAAGCTGCAGCCGTTATCAACAACGGCTTCAACGGCGCATACCCTGGCGGTGACGGCGTCTCGCTGTTTGGAAACAACAGCGGCGGTGCCCGTGTTGGCCATCCCCTGGTTGGCGGCGGCGTTAACTACAACAGCCCCACCACTGGTGTTGACCTGAACGAGACTGCTCTGGAAAACGCTGTGATTCAAATCGCTGCGTGGACCGACGAGCGTGGCCTGCTGATCGCAGCCAAGCCCCGTAAGATGGTGATCCCCCCGAGCCTGATGTTCGTTGCCAAGCGCCTGCTTGACACCGAGCTGCGGGTGCAGACTGCTGATAACGACATCAACGCTATCAAGCAGATGGGTGCCATCCCCGAGGGCTACACCGTCAACCACTTCTTCACCGATCCGAACGCATGGTTCCTGACCACCGACGTTCCCAACGGTCTGAAGCATTTCGAGCGTATGCCTCTGTCGAACTCGATGGATGGCGACTTCGATACCGGCAACGTCCGTTACAAGGCCCGTGAGCGTTATAGCTTCGGCTGGTCGGACCCGCTGGGTATGTGGGGCTCGTCAGGTTCGTCCTGATGAAAACCTAGAAAAGGGGCCTTGTGCCCCTTTTCTTTTTCCTGTATATTGGCTACATCCCGGGGTTCCCGGCGTTTCTGACAGTCCCGGCTGACGACAAGCAGACAGAGCGCCCCTAATTTACTCGCTTGTGAGGATCAAATGGCTAACACCACCTTCAATGGCCCGGTTCGTTCCGAAAACGGATTCCAGTCCATCACCAAAAACGCCACCACTGGCGCAATTACGGTCAACTCTACCTTTGGCACTGATGTTGTTCTAGGCACCCAGTCGCTGTCCGGCGCTGGCGCAGTTGACATCACCAACGCTTTCACTTCCCTGACCACCACGGGCCCCAATCAAGCCCTGACGTTGGCTGACGGCGTAGTTGGCGAGATCAAAATCATCGCCCACACTGTGGACGGCGGCTCGGCTATTCTGACCCCCACGACTCGCCTCGGCAGCTATGCCACCATCGTCTTCACCAACGCAGGTGATACGGCAATGTTGATCTATACCTCGGCAGGCTGGGATATCGTTGCACTCAACGGCGCAACTACGACCTGATAGGAGCCTGCTATGGGCATGCAAACTGACATTCTTGCGAGTCAGGTGTTGGTTGCTGATGGTCAGATGCTTGACCAAGCGGGCAACACCATCGGTCGCGCACGCATCAAATCCATCCGCATCATCCCCACTGCAAGCAGTGCAGGGTCTGTGGTGTTTAAAGATGGCGGAGCCAGTGGCACTACTCGGCTGACAGTTACGGTGTACCCGGCTAGCACGGGGCCTGACTACATGCTTCTCCCGGGAGAAGGGCTGCTGTTTAACACCAACATTTACGCTGATATCACCACCGTTGGTTCAGTGATGGTGTTCTATGGCTAAGACCGCAGCATGGCAGCGCAAGGAAGGCAAGAACCCCAAAGGCGGACTCAACGCCAAGGGGCGTGCCTCCTACAACAAAGCCAATCCGGGCAAACCGGGGCTCAAGCCCCCACAGCCCCAAGGCGGAGCACGCCGAGACTCTTTCTGTGCCCGGATGAAAGGCATGAAAGCCAAGCTGACCGGCGAGAAGGCCAAGAAAGACCCAAACAGTCGCATCAACAAGAGCCTACGTGCTTGGAATTGCTGACATGAGCGAGAACACAGATACCGTCAAAAACGTGCTGGATGTGGTGGCAATCTTCAGCACGGTTGGCGCTTTTTTGAATATGCTCACGCCGCTGTTTGGCTTGATCGGCGCAATCGTTGGTGCCATGCGTATTTACGAGATGGCCACCGGGAAAGACTTTTACACACTTTTCCGCAGAAAGAAAGCTGACGATGCCAAGCAAGAGTAAGGCACAACACAACTTGATGGCGATGGTGGCAAACGACCCCGCCGCTGCCAAGCGCGTAGGAGTTCCGCAGTCTGTCGGCAAGGAGTTTATGAAGGCAGACAAGGGCAAGCGGTTTGGGTCTGGGAGCCGTGCAGACGTACAGGCAATCAACAAACCCAAAACCAATCAAGGCAAGCAAGAGTTTTTTTCGAAAGGTGGTGACACTATGGCTTCCAAAATGAACGCTGGTTTTATGGCAATGATGGCAAAGAAAAAAGGCGCACCCGCCAAGAAAATGGCCAACGGCGGCATCACCACTGCCAAGATGGGCGCTGTCCGCACCGCCGCACCGAGCAAAGACGGTGTTGCAACGAAGGGCAAGACCAAAGGTACGCAGGTCAAGATGTCCGGCAGCAAACCCCTGGGTATGAAAAAGGGCGGCTACGCCTGCTGATAGGAGGCCATCATGGCTCGCAAATCAATGGGGAAAGCCTCCAAAGTGCTTGGCGGCCTGGGCGCGGCGTACGCACTTTCAAAACTGCCGGTTGGCAGAGGAGTTCGGCTTGGCGATCCCGAGGCTGACGCCAGAATAGCAAAAACTACGGCTGAGTTTTCTCGCCGCCCGCTACATGAGCTTTCAGACGCCGAACAAGCGAACAGGGCGCGTGAGGACGCCCGCAGGCTTGCGAAACTGCCCCTCATTACAGATGCAGAGCAGGCTCAGTACTTTTCAGGCATCGACAACCTTGTGCACACTGAAAGCGGTGTCCCTATTAGAACCCCTTACGGGTATCTCATGACAGGTTCTGAGGTTTCTAGGAAAAAAGGCGGCGCAGTCAAAGCCAAGCCCAAAAAGATGGCTTCTGGCGGAATGTCTTCTGCGTCAAAGCGCGGAGACGGCATTGCCTCCAGAGGGAAAACCAAGTGCAAAATTTATTGAGGTGATGCCATGATGGACGACATGCTTAAGAAGAAAAAAGAGCCCAAGGGTATAAAAGGTGGTATCTACACCGAAGACTCTGGTCTGCCTCCTCCCCAAGACATTGACGGTGGCTCTGCTCCTCCCCCCAAGAAGCCTAAAAAGATGGCCAAGGGCGGCGTTACCAAAGCCAAGCGGTATGACGCTGGCGGCACAGTGGCCGCGCCCACTTCTCCTTTTCAGCCGTCCAACATTTCTCCGCCTGCATCAACGACAACGGTCAATGTAAGTGGCGCGCCCGTTGCAACAAATGCAGCACCCGGCAATTTGTTTGACACCCAGATGCAGCAAATGAAAAAGGGCGGCAAGGTTAAGGGCTGGGGCATGGCCCGTGGTGCCCGTGTAGCAAAAATGTACTGAAAGGGCACATCATGAAAAAAGTCAAAAAGATGGCGCTTGGTGGGATTGGTGCTGCGGTTGGCAGTCCTGCAAATCAAGCAAAACAGCAAGCTATGGCTGCAGGCGCGGCAAATCAAGCAAAACAGCAAGCTATGGGTATGAACAAGCTGGCTGGCGCGGGCGCAGCGCTTACGCAAAATATTGGCGCTTTGGGAAAGGTAGCAGGTGGTCAACAAGGGCTTGGCTCGGCAATGTCTGGACCAAAAACGGGTCTTGGCACCGCTATGGGTATGAACAAGCTGGCTGGCGCGGGCGCAGCGCTGGGCAAAAAGCTTGGCATGAAGTCTGGCGGCGCTGTGGGTTCAGCTTCCAAACGTGCAGACGGTATTGCCGCCAAAGGCAAGACCAAAGGCCGGATGTGCTGATATGATGGCCAGCCGTGGCATGGGGGCCATTAACCCCAGCAAAATGCCCAAGAAAAAGGTCATCCACCGCACGGATGACCCAAACACCGTGGACATGTACGCGGCTGGCGGTAAGACCAAATCCAAAGTCAATCAGGCTGGCGTCTACACCAAGCCGGGTATGCGCAAGTCGCTATTTGAGTCGATCAAGTCCCGGGCGGTGCAAGGCACAGGCGCAGGTCAATGGAGCGCCCGCAAGGCACAGCTTTTGGCCAAGCAGTACAAGGCCCGTGGGGGTGGGTACAAGTGAAAGACCCGCAGCAGTCGCTCAAGGACTGGGGAGCCCAGAAGTGGCGTACCAAGTCTGGCAAACCGTCTTCCAAGACGGGGGAGCGATATCTGCCTGAGAATGCCATCAAGGCGCTCAGCCCCGCTGAGTATGCCGCCACGACTCGTGCCAAGCGGGCAGGCAAGAAGGCGGGGAAGCAGTTTGTGAAGCAGCCGCCCAAGGTGGCGGCGAAGACGGCGAGGTATAGGTAATGGCCACCACATCGGGCGCAGCAGGTTTCAACCTCGATCTGACAGAGATCGTCGAGGAGGCGTTTGAGCGCGTGGGCTCGGAGTTGCGTACGGGCTACGATCTCAAGACGGCCCGGCGTTCCCTGAACCTGATGTTCGCAGATTGGGCCAACCGTGGCATCAATATGTGGACGTTTGAGCAGGGCACCATCCCACTTGTTCAAGGGCTCAACACCTACACGCTGCCCAACGATACCGTGGACCTGCTCGATCATGTGATCCGCACGCAGCCCAACCAGCAGTCCAATCAGGCCGACCTGACGATCACGCGTATTAGTGTTTCTACCTATGCCACGATCCCCAACAAGTTGACGCAAGCTCGTCCGATTCAGGTCTGGGTGCAGCGGTTGGATGGCCAAGTGTCTCCCACAGGATACACATACCAGAGCGCGGACGCGGGGGCCCAGACCCTGACGCTGTCCTCCACAGCCAACTTACCCACGCTGGGCTACCTGAACATCGGCACCGAGACGATCTACTACGGCTGGATCAACAGCAGCACGCAGCTTGGCGGCGTGTTTCGGGCTCAAAACGGCACCAGCCAAACCACCCCTTCTGTCGGCACTTCCGTGTACGTCAACAATATCCCCCGCGTTACGGTCTGGCCAACGCCGGATCAAGGCACTGTGGGCAACCCCACGTACCAGTTTGTGTACTGGCGCATGCGCCGGGTGCAGGATGCCGGTGGCGGCGTTAACGTGATGGATGTGCCGTTCCGGTTCATCCCCTGCATGACGGCGGGGTTGTCGTACTATATGGCGCTCAAGGTTCCTGGTGCGATGGATCGTCTGGGTGTGCTCAAGCAGCAGTATGACGAGGCTTGGGAGTTGGCTGCGCAGGAAGACCATGAGAAGGCGGCTGTGCGGTTTGTGCCGCGCAGGCAGTACATCGCTGGGGCGTTCTGATGCAAGACGAACTTTTTTTAGCGTGGGCCGCTGGGTTTTTTGACGGGGAAGGTTGCGTACTCATTGAGATGTCCAAAGAAAAGGGTTGCAAGCACGGGTACAGAACAAGCCTGCATGCCACCGTGACACAGACCAGCTTGCCGTGCCTTGACTTGTTTTTGAAGCGTTTTGGTGGCGGTATTACGTCGGCAGAGCATAAAACACCTTCGGGGCGACGATGGGCTGTACAGTACCGCTGGTCGGTACGAAACGAGAACGCGTTGGAGTTTTTACGCAGCATTGAACCGTACGTTGTTGTTAAAAAGGATCAGGTGCAGGTAGCTCTGGCCTACCCGATGACAAACGATGCGGGTAAAAAGTACGGCGGTCGCAACCCAATACCTGACACCGTGATGCAGGCGCGATTGGCTATGCGAGATATGCTAAAGAACATCCGTGCGTCAATGAAAACCGAAGCAAAACCGGCACGGGTCTGACATGGGCAATCGTTTTTCATCCGGCAAGTATGCAATTGCGCAGTGCGATAGGTGCAATTTCAGATTTAAGCTGCATGAATTGCGCATGGAGACAGTTAAAACAAAGCCGTACCAAGTACGTGTTTGCCGAGCCTGTTTTGACCCCGACCATCCGCAGCTTCAGTTGGGCATGTATCCTGTGGAAGACCCGCAGGCTGTGCGCAACCCCAGGCCGGACATCACGTATCGGTTGGGGGGCAACAGCGGTCTGCAGATTTCAAACATCAGTGGTACGGACCCGGACGAGGACGGTACGGCCACAGGCGGCAGCCGTATTTTTCAGTGGGGCTGGAATCCGGTTGGCGGAGCGAGCTTTTTTGATGCTGCTCTGACACCAAACAACTTGGTGCTGACAGTAAATTTGGGCACAATTACGGTTGCAACGACATAAGGAGTCGATCATGGACAAGAAAGATTTGGCGCAGGACAAAAAGACGGCTGCAAAGGCTGTGCACAAGCACGAGAAAGCCATGCACCCCGGCAAACCCCTGACCAAGATGAAGGCTGGTGGCAAGACCAACGCCGACATGCTCAAGTACGGGCGTAACATGGCCAAGGTCATGAACCAGCGCAGCCCTGGCCGCAAAGGAGCCTGAGATGGCAACGTACAAATCGCCAAAACCCGCACCGATTCAGCCAGCAGGTGTCTCCAATAACAAGGAACATCTGAAGAATATGAATCAGTCCGTGGCAAACAACCACAGCAATGACTACCCTGGCGTAAAAACCAGCGGCATCAAAATCCGTGGCACTGGGTGTGCAACCAAAGGTGTGATGGCCCGAGGCCCGATGGCTTAATATGACGTACGACGAACTTGTCACTGCTGTAACGAACTACACGGAGAACAATGTCCCGAACGTGGACATGAACACGTTCATCCGTCAGGCCGAGCAGCGCATCTACAACACGGTCCAGTTTCCGTCGTTGCGGAAGAACGTGACAGGTCTCACCTCGATCAACAACAAGTACCTGTCGTGCCCAAACGACTTTCTTGCGGCCTATTCAATGGCTGTCATTGATGCCACCGGGTCGTACGAGTACTTGTTGAACAAAGATGTGAACTTCATCCGTCAGGCGTACCCAAGCCCCAACGACACTGCCATCCCCAAGTACTACGCGCTGTTTGGCCCGACCACGACATCTGGGGCAAGCCCACAGATCACCAATGAGTTGAGCTTCATCCTTGGGCCGACACCAGACGGCGCGTACTCGGTTGAGTTGCACTATTACTACTACCCGGTGTCCATCATTCGTGGCCAGCTTTATTCGCTTGGCACCGTCACGGGTGGAACTGGATACGTCAATGGTACGTACTACGATGTGCCGCTGACGGGTGGTACGGGTGAGGGTGCAAAAGCCACGGTTGTGATTGCCGGTGGCTCTGTGTTCTCGGTCAATATTTCTGAGTACGGCAGCAAGTATGTGGTGGGCGACACCATGTCTGCGGCTGCGGCGTCTATTGGTGGTACGGGATCGGGCTTCTCTGCCCCGGTGCAGTCTGTGCTCAACGCTGATGGCACTTCTTGGCTGGGCGACAACTTTGACAGCGTTTTGCTCTACGGCACTCTGGTTGAGGCTTACACCTACATGAAGGGTGAGGCCGACATGATGGCCTTGTACGACGGCAAGTACAAAGAAGCCCTGGCCCTGGCTAAACGTCTGGGTGATGGCCTGGAGCGCAGTGACGCATACCGCAGTGGGCAGTTCCGTGCGCCGCCCCTGCCGCAGAATAACGGGGTGATGTAATTGGCATTCACTGGCAATTATTCTTGCAACACGCTGCGGTCGGGGCTTGCCAACGGCACGATTAACTTCGCCTCGGACACGTTCTATCTGGCGCTGTACACCAACTCAGCCACGCTGGACCAGACCACCACCGAGTACACCTCGACTGGCGAAGCCTCTGGCGGCAATTACGTTGCGGGTGGAGAGATTGTCACGGCCACAGTCTCAAGCCAAGACACCGCAAGCGGCAGCATCACGTACATCAACTTCTCATCTCCAGCGTGGACGGGAGCAATCACGGCCCGTGGTGCCTTGATCTACACGCCGGGGGCCAACGGCGCTGTGTGCGTGTTGGACTTTGGGTCTGACAAAACATCAGCCACAACCTTTACCGTGCAGATGCCCGCCAACACCAGCACATCTGCGTTAATCCGCCTCGTTTAAGGAGCAACCATGTTCAATGAAAAACTTAAAGCAGGTGGCGTGTTCACCGTTCAGTGCTTTGACAAGGATGGGAATTTGAAGTGGGCCGAGGAAAACCACAACCTTGTGGTCAATGAGGGCCTGCAAGACATGAACACCAAGTACTTTGCTGGCTCTGGTTACACAGCCGTTTGGTACATTGGCCTGTATGGTTCTGGCGCTACCAACAACCCCGCTCCCGGTGACACGATGGCGTCCCACATTGGTTGGACTGAAGTGACAGCCTACAGCCAAGCTACTCGTCCTGCTGTGACGTTTGGCACCGCCACTACGGCAGACCCGTCGGTGATCACCAACTCAGCTTCTCCTGCCACTTTCAGCATCAACGGCACCACAACCGTTGGTGGCGCGTTCTTGACCAGCAACAACACCAAGGGTGGCACCACTGGCATCTTGTTCTCGGCCTCTGATTTCCAGTCGCCTGGGGATCGCTCGGTGGTCAACGGCGATACGCTGACCGTCACATACACTTTCAGCCTCGATGCCGCATAAGGAGAGCACATGGCCACCGCATTCAAGAAGGGCGATGTTGTAAAGCTCACCAGCATCGTGCCGCAAGGTCCAGTGTTGGCACTGCGTATAGACGACAACGGCGTGATCCAGTATCTCGTTGAGTGGACGGACGCAAACGGTGCGACTCAACAACGCTGGTTTGATGAAGACCAACTGACGGGGGCTTGACATGCCCTTCGTCCTTGCGGACCGAGTCCGTGAGACCACAACAACGACCGGCACCGTATCGGTGACGCTGGCGGGGGCGGTCACGGGTTTTCAGACCTTTGCTGCCATCGGCAACGCCAACACCACGTACTACACCATCGCGGGCCAGGGCACCTCTGAGTGGGAGGTGGGGATAGGCACATACACAGCCTCGGGCACAACGCTGTCTCGGGACACGGTGCTTGCCTCCAGCGCCTCTGGGGCGAAGGT